AGACCTATGCCTGTATTTGACCCATCAGCTTTACAGGAACAAATTACGTCTTTACAGCAAAGACCAGGTTTTGACCCTGGTGCAATACAAGAGCAGATAACACAAATCGCACAAAGACCTGGATTCGATCCAACACAATTACAGCAACAAATAGCAGAATTGCAAACACGACCAGGATTTAATCCTACAGGATTGCAGCAACAGATAGCTGGTTTACAAGAAAATATTGGACAGATAACACCATTTGATCCTTCAACCTTGCAACAAAGACTTGGTATATTAGAACAACAAGTGCCGACTAGAGATGATTTTATGTCTATACAACAAGACATAAGCCAACTACAAACTAGACCCCAGTTTGATCCTACTGGACTACAACAACAGATTGGTAGTCTTGAACAACAAATAGGTTCAATACCACAGTTTGATCCAAGCGGTCTACAAGAACAAATAAGCTCGCTACAGCAAAGACCTGGATTTAATCCATCAACTTTGCAAGAACAGATTACAGCTCTGCAACAAAGACCTGGTTTTGATCCTAGCGGAATACAAGAACAGATTAGTGGTCTACAACAATCTATAGGTGATATACCTATGTTTGATCCAACTGGGTTGCAACAGAAGATTGCAGAATTACAAGGTAGACCTGGTTTTGACCCAAGTGGAATACAACAGCAAATCAGCGGTTTACAACAACAAATAGGTGGCATACCACAATTTGATCCAACAACATTACAACAACAGATAGCTGCTAACCAAGCTGCTATTGCTGGAATACCAATGCCAACAACACCAGATATTTCTGGGTTTATTACACAAGAACAATTACAAAGCGCATTAGCTGGAATACCGCAACCAGAAACACAAGACTTGTCTGGCTTGCTTTCTAAGATATCAGAATTGGAGTCTAGTTTGGCTAGATTACAACAACCAACAGGTAGCACATTTTCAATATCACAAGAAGAACCTATAGGATTATTTTAATGGCAATATCACACGAAGAAGTAGTTAAAGCTGCACAAGCTGAACAAATATTAACCTCAGAAGTTTTTAAAGAAGCAATAGAAAATCTTAAAAACGAATACATTACACATTGGTTAAACTCAAGAGAAATAGATGATGTTAATGCTAGAGAAGATATCCACAGATCATTATTATTATTACCAGAGGTTGAAAGACATCTTCGTATCATTGCAGAGAAAGGTAAACTCACACAGGCTAATATAAACAAAATTAGAAATATTGGTTAAACCTTCCCTTTTTACACATTATTAAGCTAAAATACTCTTAAATACATAAGGAGTATTTATTATGGCAATAACGGATAAACCGACTGCTTTACAAACTGATAAGGAAGTTACTACTTCGATGTTTGAAAGTTTCTTAACCCCTGAAGAGGATAAGGTTGAGGATGCAGTCACAGAAACAGAAGAAGTAACACAAGAAGAAGTCCTTGAAGAAGAACCTGAAGTATCTGAAGATCTTGAAGAAGATGTAGAAGATGACGAAGAGTTTGACGATGAGGACGAAGAACTGGATGAAGAACAAACCGATGTTGAAGAGGAAGCCTTGCAACCTCAGACATTTACAGTAAAAGTAGATGGTCAAGAAGTTGAGGTGACGCAAGACGAACTCATCAACGGATATTCTCGTCAGCAAGATTATACGCGTAAAACACAAGAACTCTCTCAACAGCGTAAGACTATTGAGCAGCAGCAAGCAGAGTTAGCGCAAAGAGATGCGATTTATTCGCAGTTGTTACCGAAGATGGAAGCCCAATTAAAGGGCGAACTGGCTAACGAACCAGACTGGAACACTTTGTACGAAGATGATCCTGTTGGGTATGTTCGCGAAAAACAGCTTTGGGATGAAAAGAAAGAAAAGCTTAGTGCTGTAAGTGCTGAACAACAAAGGCTTCAACAAGAAGCTTTGGTTAAACAACAAACACAAATTCAACAATTTGTTGAATACGGCAATCAAAAGCTTCTTGAAATAATCCCTGAATGGCAAAACCAAGAGGTTGCGTTAAAAGAAAAGGCTGCTATTAGTGAATATGCTGTAAATACTTTAGGTTATACACCTGAAGAGATACAACAGGTTTATGATTATCGTGCTTTGCTTGGTTTAAGAAATGCTTGGTTAAACTCTAAAACAGTTGAAGCCACAAAGAAAAAACCAACACAAAAAGCACCAGCAAGAGTGGCTAGACCTGGTACTACTAACCGACCTAAATCGGCAGCACCTGTGAAGAAAGCAAAACAAAGGTTAGCTAAATCTGGAAAAGTCCAAGATGCGGCTAAAGTTTTTGAACAATTAATTTAATTTTAAAGGAATATAAAAATGGCTAAAGTAACTAACGCTTTTGACACATATTCGGCAACAGCTGACAGAGAAGATTTAAGTAATATTATTTACAACATCTCTCCTATGCAAACACCGTTTATGTCATCAATAGGCAAAAGAAATATTAAAAATGTAGTGTTTGATTGGCAGACAGAAGTCTTACCTACTCCAAGTGCTGCTGGACAGTTAGAAGGTTTTGAATTAGCAAGATCTACTTCTACAGCGACAACTAGAGTAAGTAACGTTGCGATGATTTCAAAAAGAGACGCAACTGTAACTGGCTCACAGGATGCTTCAGACCCAGCTGGTAAGAGATCAGAAATGGCTCACCAACTAGCTATTATGGCTAAAGCATTGAAAAGAGACATGGAAGAAGCTCTATGTCAAAACGGCGCTAAAACAACTGGTGACGCTACAACAGCTAGGGTAACTGGTGGTTTTGAATCATGGCTAACATCTAACGTATCCAGAGGTTCTGGTGGTTCAGGTGCTGGTGGTGGTGCTGCTCCAGTTGACGGAACAGACAGAGACTTAACAGAAGACCTTTTAAAAGGTGTTTTGCAAACTATGTTTGGTAACGGAGCTGAGCCTTCAATGGCTATATGTGGTCCACACAACAAGCAAGTAATATCTACTTTCACAGGTAGAACTCAGGCTAGACAAATGATTGATGCAAATACTGTAGAAGCTTCAGTATCTGTTTACTCATCTGACTTTGGTGAACTAAAAATCGTTCCATCAAACAGATCAAGAGAAGCATCATTATTATTGGTAGATCCAGAGTTTGCTAAAGTGTCTTATCTAAGAGACTTTAAAACTGTTGATATTGCTACAATAGGCGATGCTGAAACAAAAATGATTGTTGTTGAGTACGGGTTAGAAGTATCTAACGAAGCTGCTCACGGAATCGTTGCTGACTTAAACGAATCATAAGTTTAGTCAATTAGCTTAAAGGGATGTTTCGGCATCCCTTTTTTTTGTGCTAAAATCTATACATGGCAAAGACAACATTAATAGATCATAAGAAAGGTTTTAAGTCTGTATTCGCAACAGAAGATGATAAAGTTGTTTATCACACAAAACAGGATATACAGCCAACTTTAGATTATGTAAAAAATCTATCTGAATATGCACCTGGTAAAGATTTTCGCCATGTAGCAGAAATACCAATGGTGGTATATCAAAGAGCAGTCCGAGAGGGATGGTCGCAAGATTCTGCACAATGGAAGAAATGGCTAAACCATTCAGATAACAAACCATTTAGAACATGGAAAGGTAAAGTATGACATACGATGAATTAAAAACTAATATTGCAAACTTCTTAAACAGATCTGACTTAACAAATCAGTTAGACTTCTTTATAGATGCAACAGAATCAGAATTTAACAGAAGGTTAAGAAATAAAGACATGATAAAGCGTGCTACTGCTACAGCAGATGCACAATACATGAGCTTACCAACAGATTGGTTAGAAGCTATTAATGTAGAAATAACATCAAATGATTTTAGACCATTATTTCAACAATCTTTAGAATCACTAGATGTGTATAGAAAAGCTAATAACAATGTTACTGGTCAACCAATTTATTATGCGATTGTAGATAATTCATTAGAGTTAGCACCTACCCCTGATGCAAGTTATACGCTACAATTAACATACTATGGCACTATAGATGCTTTAAGCAGTTCTAATACAACGAACTTTATATCCACAGGATATCCAGATGCTTACTTATATGGTGCTTTAAAACACGCTTCTATCTATCTAATGGAAGATGAAAGAGTGCCGTTATTTACAGCACAATTTGAAAAGGCATTAGAAGAGATGAGAATGGAACAAGAGAAAGCAGAGTTTGGCAAAGGATCTCTAATGCAAAGAAGAAGAACTTATGGCAAGTCTGGTAAAAACATTTATTATTGGAATAATAATTAGGAGACAATATGGCTGGATTTAGTGATTACTTAGAAGATAAAGTATTAGACCATGTATTTGGTGGTAATGCTTATACAGCACCAGGAACATTGTATGTTGCTTTATATACTGTAGCACCTACAGATACAGGTGGTGGTACCGAAGTAACTGGCGGTTCTTATGCAAGACAAACTGCTGCATTTACCGTATCTGGTACTAACCCAACTGAAGCAACAAACTCAGCAGCTATTGAATATCCAACAGCTACAGCAGATTATGGAACTGTAGTTGCAGTTGGTATTTTAGATGCTTCATCAGCTGGTAATCTTTTAGCTTACGCAAACCTAACAACATCTAAAACTGTAAGCACAGGTGATGTATTCAGATTTGATGCTGGAGATTTAGATATAACATTAGCGTAATATCATGGCCTCAGTAGGCTATGGTCTATATACATACGGGAAGTCCAACTATGGAACTCCCGTTTATCATTTTGGTGCTGCAACAATACAAGCATCATCAGGTTTTACAGCTGAATCATCAGTACAAAAACTAGCTAGCGCAACATCTGCACAAACTTCTGATTTTAATGCAGTAGGGCATAAAATTAATTTAGGAGCAGCAACATCTGCTGCAACATCAGGGTTTACTTCAGTTGGTCATAAGATAAATCTTGGTGCATCAACCATAGCAGCAGTTTCTTCTGCAACAGCAATAGGTAGACAAATAGACCGTGGACAAGCAGTTATTAGTGCGGTATCTAGTGCTACAGCTACTGGTAGACAGATTGATAGAGGTAGCGCAACCATATCAGCAACATCTGGATTTACAGCAGTAGGTACACAAATAGATTTAGGATCTGCAACTATAGCAGCTACATCTAGTGTAACCGCAGTACCAACTAAATTAATACCAGGAGCATCAACAATAACTGCATCAAGCAGTATGACTGCTACAGGTACACAAATAGATAAAGCTTTAGCAACTATTGCAGTTGTATCAGGATTTACAGCTACTGGTAGATTTACTATTGCTGCTTCAGCTACATTAGCTGGTGTAAGCGGTTTTAATGCAGACGGTAGACAGATAGACAGAGGTGCATCTGTAATTGCACAAACAAGTGGATTTAATGCAATTGGTAGTCTAAAATGGGAAGATATAATTGTTCCTGATGAAACATGGACAGAACAAGATATAATAGCCGATACCTGGACAAACCAAGCGAATCCAGATACATCATGGACAGATTTACAAACAAGTACAACATGGGAAGATCAGTCTAACCCATCGACTACTTGGAATGAATTAGGCGAACAAGACGCAGCTTAAAGGAATTTTTTTATGGCAGATACATTTACAACGAATTTAAACTTAACAAAACCAGAAGTAGGCGCATCTACTGATACTTGGGGAACAAAGCTAAACGCTGACCTTGATACAGTAGACGGATTATTTAGTGCTACTGGTACTTCAGTAGCTATGAACCTAGACGGAGCTGTAATAGATAGCTCTGTTATTGGTGGTACTACAGCA